TGCCGTTGCCTCATGGTCGATGATGTGATTTTCCATTCTGACCCTCTTAATAAGGCGGCAGACCTGTTCCACAGTCAGGTCAAAGGCAAAGCCCGTCAGGTTTCTGATGCGCATCTGTGTCTCAGGTTCAAGACGTTCAGCAAGGTTTTTTATCGCTGCGTTGTTGTCTTGAAGAATGTCTAACAACTGTCTCAGGCATTCTTGCTGTTCTAACATGCGGTTAATCATTGATTTGAACCACCTGAAAATGGCTATCATCATCGCCGCCGACAGAAGAAGAAAGAAAGCCGCCGTGACAGCCATTAAGCCATAGTCGCTTATGCCTTTGGCTATCTCTGTAACTTGTTGAACATCATTCATAGCACAGTCCTGATTGAATGTCCGACAACCGCCCCGCCCGCTGTCAGGGCGAAGTCTATCCAATCCCAAGAGCCGCCATAAAGAACGTCTTTCAGTTCAAGGGCAGCCCCCACACCCGCACCCGTATAACAGGCACAATACCAATCGTCAGCCCCAAGCCCAATCAAGACCCCGCCGACAAAATGTTTCCCACGATTACTCTTTGAGAACCATTCGATTACTTTTCTTTTCATGTTTCTTTATATTGATTAAGTAACTATTTTAAGTGTGTCTCCATTTCGATAAATTTGCCCTTTTGTTGAGGGTCTTGAAGACGGTAAAACATAATCTGACAGAATAACTTTTTTTGTATTCCAACCTCCTGTTACCTGAAACATCGGGACAAGGTTATCTCCTATCCCATGGCGATAAAGTCCAATTTCATAGGCAGAAACTATAAGTTTGTTCATTATATCGCCGCCTGTTTCAGTTGAAAGTTCATTCATTGTTATCTTAGGACGGCGTAACCCAAAACCAATATCCTCAGCCTCAATTCTCATTATTTCAATATCTTTTCCGAGAATTTGGTTATATATTATTATTGAATTTGAAGACGGGTCAATCACAATTCTATTACCCGCATTAACGGTTGATATTTTACCCGTAAAGTTACCTTGGATATTCACGTCTCCTGTTTTCCCGTCAAGATAACAGGAATTGTTCTGAGAATACAGTTTCCCGTTCCTGAAAACCCACCCCGCAATATTGGCGTTTTCAGCCAACAGAAGTTGTGTTGCGACACTCTCAAAAGAAGCCCCAAAGGGATTCCAATAGTTCGTGTTTGTCGGGGCTTGACCAACAAAACCGCCTGAGCCGCTTGGAGCGTCAATTCTTGCCACATAATAGACAGAGTTATATTTGACAATATCCACTCTATGAGGATTGCCATAATAATACTTTGTTGAAGAATAATTTCCTCGGAATACGGGGGCGGGCGATGCTCCATCTTGACCGTTCTCTCCGTCCATTCCCCAACGTCCAATCAGGGCAACGTCTGTCTCTTCTGTTGTGTTGTCTGAGTACTTTATAATCTCATAATTATATAAGTACGGGCGCGAGGCAGAAATATCCTGAACAGAACTGCTCCAACCAATAGTGTTCTTTGTCACGCCCGTTGAGAGGTTCGTGGCAAGGTACATTTCTGTTATTGAAACAATGCCACGCCCTTTATCTCCATAACAGCCGATAATAACAGCGGGAGTCGTGACAGAAGAGCCGTCAGTATAAAAGATGCGTTCATAATTCCAAAGATACTTGTTTGTCTCAGAGAGTGTAGGCACAGAAGAAATAGACCAAACGGTTGGTCTAACATTGCTGTTCTGACTGACCCCGTAGTACTCTGTCACACTTCTTATACCACGCCCGTTTGTTCCGTCCTTACCGTCTGCGCCGTCTTGACCGTCAATGCCGTTGTACGGTGTTACTCTCACGGGGTTTGACCACTGAGAAAGAAGCGTCTTGCCGTCACCTGACTTCACGGCTGTTGTCTGCCACAGATATTCAAGGCTTGCAACCGTTGGCACCTCAGTAGTCCACCCTGACGGGTTCAGGCTTGATTTTGAGAGGGCGGGCGGCGTTGTTGTTGAGCCGTTCTTGGCGTAACGTAGTTCAGTGAACTTACCCGCTGCGCCGTCTTGACCCGTGTCGCCTTTGTCGCCTTTTATTCGACCCACGTTTTGCCATTTGTCTGTCTGAGGCACATACATACAACCGTTCAAGGCTTCATCGTCTGAGTTCATTATATAAGCGTCCCCCTCCTCGGCGTAAACGGTAATCCAACCCTCAGCCGCTCCTGCAAATGGTCTTCCGAGCTTCTTGACAACACAATATTTATCCTCGGTCGTTTCCCCCGATGTCAGCGTATATTTATCAATCAGGACAACGGGCTTTCTTCTGTCTTGATCCCATTCTTCCATTGTTGAATAATGTGCGTAAGCCTGACCCTTGATTTTAACAGAAGTTCCGTCAGCCCCCTTTGAACCCTGAGCAACGACTTGCCAATAAAGAGTGTTTGTCGGCTCAATGCCCTTGACAGGCGTGTCGCTGAACATTCTGTATGTTGACGTATTGCCGTTCTTAGTGAAAGTGACCTCATCGCCATTATAATAAGTATATGAGGCGTTGTATTCGCCCCTATAACAGCCGATATAGCTCTCTTGACCGCTTTGGCTCTGAACGATTGTGCCTTTTATTCTGAGCTTACCGTCCCCCGCCGAATTGAAGTCAAGAGCGTCCCCGAGCTTCATGGCGTTGGCGAGCATATCAAAATAGCTGTTGCCGTCACCTGAAACAACTCTGTCGGTCGTTACACGCCCTGGCAATATCTCTGTGAAGCCGTAGAGCGTGACAAAACTCCTCTCTCCGTTGTATTCGCTGTTCAGAACGCCGACAAGGAGGCAGTAGTGACCGTCAACACCATTCAACGTTTTTGCGCTCTCAGAGAGAAAGAAAACGCCCTTGTCGGTTGTCTTGCTGACCTTTGCGTATAGATAATACTTCTTTGACCCGTCTTCAAGTCTTGCGCTCTCAAACTCTTCAACGTTCCAATATAAGTATTCTTCGGGCTTATGCGATGAACTCAAAGAAGACACGCCGAGCGTCAGGTGCTGAATGAGACCCGCAGCCGCTTTCAGGGTCTTTGTCTCCTGATCGTAGTTTATCGTATGGCTGACCTGTGTCGGGTTTGTCTTTGAAGAGACGAAACGGAATTGAAGACTTTCATCGCCGACAAGCATCTGCATGGTCTGTATGGCGATTGGGCTTATGCTCTGAGTGAAGTTTTCAAGCAGCGAAGCCTCCAACATGCTCATTGTTTCTTTTGCGTCCCTGAACCGTCTCTTTGTGAATTGAATAGCCTCTCGGTGGTTGTCTTCAATGACCACCTCCTCGCTTTCAAGCTGCTTCAACTTTGAAGAGAAAGATGCGCTTTTCGTCTCGTTTGACAGTTCAAGAGAGGGGCTGTGCGGCTTGTTGATATAATCTTTAATGCCCGTGATGCGGACGAGAACGCCGTCTTTCTGAAAGCGTTCATCGGAGAACTTTATATACCCGCCGAGCTTGATGCGCCCGCCTATGTTCAGCCAATCTTTCTTTGCCCAAATGCCGTCAAGGTCTCCCGTGAACGTGAACTTAGTCTCCTCGTTGTCAAAGAGACTTTTCACGGCTTGACGGAACATGTCCCATGAAGCCCCTGACTTTGTGGCGTTGTCGCAGATATAAGCGTCAGGCAACATACACTTGAAGACAGCGTATTTTTCGTTAGCCCGTGGGCAAAAGGTCTCATTCGGCATGGTCTGCCCGTCAATCTCTTGCGGCGTTATCTCAAAGCGGCGGGCGGCTTTCTTCAAAGAGCCGTCAGGGTTCAGAATTGAGTTGTGGTAGTATTTCACTTCAAACTCTTTTCCCGCTAACATGCCCGTCTGAAACATAACTGTCATGGTCTCGCCGTCTATCAGGCATTTCTCGTAGTCAAGGTTCTCAGGGATAGAGTTGTCTATGATGTCGTAAAAGTTCTTGTCTTTGTCAACACACACAACAGAAGAGATTTCGCCGACACGCTTCGGGTAGATGTCTGAACAGTCAAGACTGCTCTCGGCAAGGCTTGTCAGGTCTTTGTCCTTTCTTCTGATTGAGAACCCCAAATCGTCAGTCATATAGTAACGGGCGTTGTCAGCGTTGAAGCCCTCTTCGTCTTCAAAGTAAACGCCGTCAAAGCCTATTGACTGAGACTTCGGCAAAAGAAGTTCTGAGCTTCCGTATTTGCTCGGGTCTATATTGTCTGAACCGCCCTGAACGTAGAGTATTTCAGTCGGCGGCGTTTCCCCATAGTTAGAACGCCCCACATTCGGCTTGAAGCCGTTTCCCCGTCCGTATGAGAGCGGGAGGGGGTTGTTCTTATTATATTCAACTTTGCGGAGCGAGACGGTCTTGCCGTTGAACTCAAATTCCGTGTTCAGGGTTGAAGCCATTTGTTCCAACGCCTCATAACAGAAAGCGTGGCTGTACGATATGCAGACTTCATCGCCTGACACACAAGAGCCGACCGCCCAACCCGTGTCACGGCGGTTCATGTTGTCAACGAACATTTGGAGGTGCTCATGGGGCTTGGCGGTCAGGCTGAATTTCAGTCGCCCGTCAACGGGGTTTCTGAACTTCCAAATCTTCGCCTTTGCCTGACTGCTCTCCATTGTCACGGTGTATTCAAAACTGCGGCTGTGTTTCATCTTGAAAGCCTCAGGACGTTCAAGCGTGAAGCGTTCTCCCTGATAGTCACAATAACAGCCCACGGGCAACTCAACGTGTTCTGCGAGGCTGTAATAAAGCGTGAGGTTATAATCGCCCATGATAACTCTGTGGCGATAGCTATTATCGTCAACCTCAATTTCAAGGAGCTTTTTGCCTTTGTCGTTGTAAATTATCATTGTCGTTTTATTTGAGAGTTATTTTTTGCGAATTTGACGCACACGGCGTTTACTTTTCTCTGTGGTATGCTTATAAGGTAATCACTTCAAAAACGCTTTGTGGGGCTTTAGAATGAGTTACCGCCATTTTTCAAAGAGTAGAGAGGCTGACAGCCTGAACCGCCCGCCCCTCACTCCTGAAACAGAGAGTTAGAGAATACCGAACTCGGCGCAGTCCGCATCTACCTGAGTTTTCAGGGCGGCACGCTCTGTAAGATAATCCGTGTAAGCCTTAATGCGGGCTTTCGCCTCGTCAGATGTCTTTGCGCCGTATAAACCGAGCTGAGCGGCGTTGTACTCGTTGACAAGTTTCTGCTCGTAATTAGCGTCCCACTTTGAGGTAATTACCGCCTCTGTGATTTTGTTTGAGGTCAGCGGTTCCCACACTGAGACCTCTTCACATGAGAACTGAGGGGCTTTCTCTGCCTGAGCCTCTGCGCCCTCTTCTGAGGTCTTTTCAACGCTCTCAGGCTTTACCTCCTGAATATTCCAACGGTACAAGTAAGAACCGTTACCTACTGCCTCCAACTTGGAGGGCTTGTTGTCATAGAATGCCATAATACTTCTGTTTAATAATTGTTTTCAAAAGATGTCTTGAATTGCTGTGTTTCGCCCAACCCAACCACGGGCAGACAGCCTGTTTGTAAGCCTTTTGGCTTAACGGCTTCTCCCGTTTGTTCAGGCGGGCGGCTTCACGGCAGAAATTCTGTTTTATTGACTTGCGCATCAACTTCTGTTCTCGGAAGAACTTGTAACCGACATAATCAAGCGCACGCCCGCGTCTGTCATAACGGTTCTTCGCTACGGGGAATATCTGATAGTTGCCTTTTATCTTCAAGGACAGACCGTCTTCAAGTTGAACCCGAATGAGTTTCAGAACCTCATGCAGAACGGCTTTGCTTTCCGCATAGAACGTTATATCGTCAGCGTATTCAGTACATTCAATATGGGGCTTTACTGTCAGCCTCAGAGCCTCTTTAACAAGTTCTGCAAGCTGTTCATTTACCCAGTGCATGAAATAACAGAAACAGAGGTTTGCGAGGTATTGGCTCAGATAATTGCCTATCGGAAGCCCGTGAGCGTCCTCGGGGTCGCTTTGAGCCTTGTCAGCCTCTGTTAGCGGTCTGCCCGCATCATCCATTGATGCGCTGTCTATGATTTCATCAAGAAGCCACAAAAGGTCTTTGTCTTTAATCTTTCGGCGTATGAGCCGTTTCAGAACCCTGTGACGCATGGAGGGGTAGCACTTCTTGATGTCAATTTTCAGACAGAAGAGAGGCTTGCCCTCAAAACTCTTGATTATCTTGTCAACCCTACGGGCGCAGCCCTCAATACCACGACCCTTGATGCAAGAATACGTGTTATAAGTGAAGAGCCGCACCCAAATGGGTTCAAGAACGTTCATGACAGCATGGTGGACGATACGGTCAGGATAGTACGGAAGACGATAAATAATTCTTTCTTTCGGCTCGTAGATCGTGAACACGTCATACGGAGAGGTCTTGAACGTCTTTGTCAGCAAGGCTTCATGCAAAGCCAACAAATTCTGTTCACGGTTCTTGTCGTGAACCTTGACCCCGTATGTGTTCGTCTTCCCCCGTCTCGCATTTTCATCGGCGAGGCGGAGGTTGTCTAACGAGATTATCTTGTCGTATAAGTTGTCAATACGCTTCATGTTTCTTTGCTTTCTTAATTTGAGTCTTCAGTAGCCCATACAACAGGCGTTCCTACCAACACATTTCAGTTTTCAGAAGTTTTTTACCAAGAGGTACGGTTGCCGCCCTTAATATCTTTTTCAGGCTTTGACACCTGATGAAAATATTCAAAAAGCATAGGTGAGAACCGATGTTCGTATTCGTATTCGAGGGGGTGTTATTCGAGTTCGCATAAGCGAAGCCCGCATTCGAGCTGTTATTCGCATTACCGCTGAACAGAACCCCACGGGAGCGACCAACCTTAATATTTTTATGTCTCTTTATTCAAACCAATAACGGTTTCCGTTTCCTCTCAACGTGACACGGCGGGGAAAGGCGTTGCGCTTCTTGATTTCCTGACAAACGTAGAGAATGTCTGCTGAACCCGTGAAGAACTTCTTAGCGTCAGCCTCAGGGCTGTTCTTATCGGGCTTAATCTTGACAAGCGTCTGACCTTTTGTGCCTTTTGTCTTACTGAACCTTGTCGGCACGTCCTCTATGAAGTCACAGACCCAAAATGAGGTGTTGACCAACTTTGATTGGGTTGTCTCGTCACAGTTGAAAGAACGGTTGCTTTCGTCACGGGGTATGTTCAGAAAGGCAAGTGAACCGTCATCGGGCTTCTTATTTTCTTCCATTGTCTCTTGATTGAGTTAAAGGGTTAAACGATGAACGAGTGGCGTGTTACGCTGTTGCGGGGAAAAAGCAAAGGCGAGAACCGATGCGCGCATCCGTATTCGAGGGGGCGTAATGCGAGTACGCACAAGCGAAGCCCGCATCCGAGCTGTAAGACGCACTACCGCCGAACAGAACCCCACGGAGTGCTTCACTCGTTGGAATGTTTGTGTAATGATAGTCACAGAAATAAGTGGTAGAACCGCCGCCAACTGTCTTTGGCATAATCTCGCCACCCTCTCCGAAAATGACCTCTTTCACATAGCCATCTGTACGGGCTTCATTGCCAACATGAGAATAACCCTCATAATTGCTGTCGTTGAACTTTGCGGGGTCAGAGCAAACAAAGACCTTTGAAAGACCGTCTCCACCCTTGTCGGCGTTCGGGCTGATACGCACGTTAATGCCGTCCGTCCACTGCCAAAGATGCCCAAAGGGGTTCTCAACGCCTCTGTAACGGGGAACTTGGAAAGTCTTTGTTATCGGGTTGCTCTCTGCCTCATTGTTGACCGTGTAATCCACAACGCCCGTTCTGTTTCCGAGGCTGTCAGAGATACCGCAAGGTACAAACGGGTAATAACCGTTGAACGTGTTCCAATCGTTGCCGCTGAATGTTGTCACGCCGTCACCCAAGCCGCCCTGATGAAAGCCCTCAGCGGTCGGCGAAGCGTTGTAAGCCGCCTGAGAGTTAAGTGTGGCGTACTCAATGACAAAGAGCCAATAGAGGGTCTTCTGCATGTCATAAGTCATACAGTTCCACTCGGTGCTGCCTGACTTGCGCTTGCGGGCGTAGTTTCTGAAATTCGTGCGGCTGATTGCTGTAACGGGGCGGTTCAAGAATGAGCGGTATGTGCCGTCATAATTGGCGTTATTGTTACCGCCTCTGTACTGTTCTGTGGCGTTGCAGACGGAAGCCAACTTGTTGTTTGAGCGGTCAAGCGAAGCCTCGTAAGCCGACACATAACACTTTGGCACCTGATGATAGCCAGGGAGGGGAAGTTCAGAAATGCGGACGGTCAGTTTTGTGCCGTCAGTCTCAAACTTGCGGTAGTGAAGAGGAATCTCCACCATGACCTGACCTCGTGAACCGTCACGCACCTGACCCGTCCAATCGCGAGGGTCAAGGTATTCAACCACGTTGCCATCATCGTCAAGCAGACAGCCACGCATACGGTTCTGAACGGGGCAGCTTTTGTGGAGGTCTGAAGAGCCGACACGGGTGCAAGTCGGTGTTGAAACAGCCGTGTCAAACTGAACGCCGTAGGAACTCTGTTCTTCTGTGTAAGGAAGAAGAGTTGCGAGGGCTGCTTTCTTGCTCTCGCCGTCTTCGTCAAGAACCTCACAAAAGAGGTTATAAGGGTTTGTGCCTGACACGTTGGGGAGGTCAGACAAACGCTTACCATTCTCGAAAGCCTCAATTATCTGAGCGACTTTCTCTTCTTGTTCTGTTGTTAATGCCATAACTTTTAATTTAAGAATTTGAAATACGATTTATTGCCTTTGTTGATGAACCGAACCGAGGACGCTGTGTTCATTCTGAGGTCTTTTCTCTTGTTGCGGCGGGCGGCTGTCCATGTCCTGATGCGCCGAGCAACACTGATGAACAGCGACACTATCATGGCGTGTCCTCCCCCTCATAAGAACCGCTGCCCCAATAAACGTCATTTGTCTTCAATAGTTCTGAGTTCGGGGCAATCTCAGAGATAGCCAACGGCGACCAATCATTGAACGGCACGGGGGCTTCTGTCAGGCTCTCGTCCTGAGAGCAGCGCACGGTCAGAACCGTGTCAAGAGTTGATACGCTGTACTTCGGTCTGACATAGACCGAGAACGGGTTTCCGCTCGGTAGCTTGAAGCCCTTTGAGAGGTCAGCGATTTTGCCGTGAGAGACAATTCGACCGCCGCCCATAAATTCACTGATGTAACCTTTCTTTCCCATGTTTCTTCATTGTTTAACGGGTTCGACATTCTGTTAATTCATACGCAAAGCCCCTGACTGTGTGAAACGCATCTGTCGGCGTGTTGTGACAAGCCTCAGGGTCGGTTCGCCCACCTCAATCAGAACGGTGCGGGCAATGGCTGTGTTACATGTGGGGATAATGTGAACACGGCTCACGCCCTTGTTTAAGATTGAAATGCGCCCGTCTAAGCCGACTTCGACCGCTCGGTTGTCACTGATATAAATCAGGTTTTTCAGAGCCGTGTCGGGGCTTAAAACGGCTTTCAGGTAAACGGGGTTGATATTGCCGAGGGTCAGGCGGGGAACGCTCTCAACAAACAAGCCCGTAGGAACAATCTTTCCGAGCGTGTCAAGCACTTTATCGGTGGCTGACTTTGCGGCGGCTGTGGCTTTCTCTGAGGCTTCTGTGGCGGCTTTTGTCAGGGTTGTTGCTTCGTCAGCCGCAGTCTTTGCAGCCTGAGCAGCTTCGGCAGCGTCCAGAGCCGCCTTTGTCGCTTCGTCAGCCTGAGTTTTTGCGCTCAATGCTGACTGTGCCGCATCAGACGCAGCCTTTGCAGCCTGAGCCGCCTGACCCTGAGCCTTGTCCGCTCTCAGGGCGGCAGCGTTGGCGGTTTTTGTCGCTTCATCTGCAAGCCCCGCAGCCTTTGCAGCAGCAGCCGTTGCTATGTCAGCGTCTTTGACGGCTTTTGTGGTCTCGCTCTCAATGAACTCCAAATTTACCTTGACGCTTCTGTTATTCACGTCCGTTCCCATGACAAACAGCCCTTTCAAAGACTGATACAGGGGCAACTCCGAAATTTTTATTTTCTTCATCTGTCTTTTATTTTTTAGTTGTTGAACCTTATATTGCCATTGTTGATGAAACGTATGTGAGAACGGTCATTTACCAACTGCATAGAACGGGCAGAGAAACTGTCAGGCAACATTTCTATTGCGTTCTCGCCGTCTTCTGTGAACACGATGATACCGTCTTCCGTTGCAAGGACAAAATCGTTGTCGTCAAGCCTGAAAGACCCCGTGAAAGTCAGGGTCAGAGTGAACTCCAACCAAATTTTGCCGTCAGGGAAGAAGTCTGAGACCTGACAAGACTTGTAGTAACACGGGAAATCCTGTTCAAGTTCTCTGACCGACAGAAGCCTTTCCTCGGGTTGAATGAGGTCATGGAGAAGAGCGTCATAGTTGCGCCACAACTCTGTCAGGCTATCAGCCCGCATGAGGCAATACAACTTCACGTCCTTTGATTTGAACGTGACCCGCTTCCCGTCATATATGGCACCCGTCTTCGTCTTGATGTTCCGCAAAAGGTTCTGTTTCACTTGTGCGGTCTTCATAACCTCAGACAGAGAGCCTTTCAGAACCCGACAGCCGTAATCGGTCAATGGCGTATTGTCAAGCGAATAATCGTCTGACGGCGTGACCTCACTCACGGGGGCTTTATACTTGTAGCCTTTCATCGGGAAATCGTCAGAGAACTTAATCGTTACCGTACCTAACATTCTCGCCACGTCAAGATTCGGCTGCTGTGTCATTCTGAGCGTGAACGTGCGCTGTATATGGGCGCAATAGAACTCATGGTAAGCACCGTCAGACAACAGTTCAATGAAAGCGCAGAAACGGCTGAAAAGCCCGCCAAAAGCGAACTTGACCTGAATTTCACGGGTGTTGAGAACAGGGGCTGAAAGGTCTGCCTCCACGCCGTCTTCCTCTTGCCAATCGTTACTGTCAACAGACTTCAACGGCGGAAAGGCGACAAGTTCATTGAACCCGCCGCTCGTCACATACACGCCATACTGCAAGTATGCATCGTTACCGTCTATGAAAAGTCTGTTAATCATATTATAATCGCATTGTCAGAGGTGTTTTTTATGACGCTGCAGCCCTGTTCTGACTGAACACGGACAACAGCCCATTTGTTTGCATTCACTATCGCTTTCGCCCCGTGAAGAAGAATGATTTCGTGCCGTTCTGTCTTTGAACAGAAGACGGTCGCAGAGGTTCTTCCTATCAGGATAGCCCGTGAGGGGTCTTTCAGGGTCAGCGTGCCCGCATCAATGTAGATGCCGTACTTCTCAACCCCGTGAGGCTTGAAGAGCCTGAAAGTCGCCATATTCGGGAAATGGTTCTTCATACAAAACTCTATACCCTGAGGGCTTTCAAACAGCCTGACAATATCCTCGACAGTCTGTTCTGTCCCCTTGAACAACGGGCAAGCCCCGAGGAGCTTTGCCTGTGTGTAAATCTGTCTGATAACTTCTTTCATGTCATTTTATCTTTATGCCTTTGAGGGCGATGTCGTTTACTGTGTCCTTAATCTCTTTCACGCTGCTCTCAACGCCCGCCACACGGTCTGAAAGCCCGTCTGTGTTGCTCTCAATGTTCAAGACTGATTGCAAAATCAGGTTCGCCGTATTCAGCAGCAATTTTGTGTTCTCACTGATTGAATAGGTATGACCCTGAATAGCCGTGGCTCGTCCGTTCAGCTCGTCCACGCTGTCCTGAGAGGCGTTGGCGATACCACTTGAAGAGGTCTCACGGGTTGAGTCTTGTGCGGCTGTAATCATGTCTTTGATTTGTTGAGGGAGAGCCTCCCAAATCGTTATCCAATCTGTGCCGACTTGGTTCAGGTCATTTGTCAAGCCCGAGAGACTGTTCAGAACAGCGTCAATGCCCATGAACTTGCCGTCCTTGAACCACTGAGCCTTGTACTTGTCAAAGACCTCTCCGAGGGGTTCTTCCAAGAACTTCTGAACCAAAAGGCGTTTTGTTATGTCGCCGATTATCTCGTTGACCTTATCGCCCCACGCCTTTGCGTAGTCCTCGCCGTTCTGAAAGGCTTCAAAGAAAGCGTCAGAGAGTTGTTCCGCAATGTCAGAACTTGTGCCGCCCATGATGTCTTCAACCATTTCATTTATGATTGAAATCGCCTTTGCGCCCAGTTCTTCAATCTTCTGCTCCCAATCGTCAATCTTACCTTGGTCAGTCTTCTTTTTGCTGTTCTCTGTGTCTATCTGTTCTTGAATGAGCAACTGCTGCTGTGCGATGTTTTCAAGCTGCTGTTGGGCTTCACTGTACTTCTTGCCGCCGAGAGCCTTGTCAGCCGTGTAAGCGACATTGGCGTAAGCCTT